GCCTTACAATTATGGAAACTAACCAAGAGGTATGATGCTAGATGGCAAGCGTAAACAAAGCGATATTAGTGGGCCACGTTGGCAAAGAGCCAGAGTTCCGCGAGACTAAATCGGGAGACACAGTGGCGTCTTTCTCACTGGCAACCAACAGTGGGTATGGCGACAACAAGACAACCGACTGGCATAGGGTTGTGTTCTTTGGGAAGACTGCTGATGTGATCAAGCAGTACGTAAACAAGGGATCACAAATCTATGTCGAGGGAAGAATCTCTAACCGCTCCTACGATGATAAGGAGGGGAACAAGAGGTACGTGACTGAGATCAATGGGTATACAATGCAGATGCTAGGAGGTGCAGGAGGAGAAAAGCACACGGCTGATGCAAGGAGTGATGTTGATGTAGTCGAGAAGGGAGAGGACATTCCCTTCTAATGTAAGGTCATTAAACTATGACCTAGCAGAGCATATGAAGTATTCATTTGCTAGATACTGCTACCGTAAGTCGAGAAAAGACTCCTCAAAAAACTGGAGTAACTTGTTCAAAAGTTTTTGGGGAGTCTCTCTTGAAGAGTACATAGAGTACGCAATAAAAAATAATCTGAAAGACGATTACGAGGAACTTGAATGTCATTTTACAGAGAAGTGAGGTTTTTCAAACGGTCACAGGGAACAAGGACTGTGATCCTACAACATTCTCCAGTGATCATAGATATCGGGGCAATATGTTGGGCCAAGAGATCAGGCAGGAAACAGGAGGTACTTGCAGGAGACATGTCATCGCAGAGTACCTTCAAGGACATCACCGTGTATGAGATAGGTCTTGCTGATAACAGTAAGTGGATCATTCCAATGTCTGAGATATCCAAGTTGGAGATAGAAGTAGAAGAGGGGCCTGTTACATTATGAACGAGTATCAAAAGTTTATACACAAGTCTAGGTATGCCAAGTATCTTGATGATCAGAAGCGTAGAGAAACTTGGGAGGAGACAGTCGAGCGTTACATAGACTTCTTCCAGAACAGAACTTCTACTAATCTTGATCTTGTTCGTGATGCCATTGTTAGCATGGATGTAATGCCTAGCATGAGATGTTTAATGACCAGTGGCAAAGCATTAGATCGAGATGCAGTCGCAGGATACAACTGTTCCTATCTTCCTATTGACAGCCCAAGAGCATTTGATGAATGCATGTACATTCTCATGTGTGGTACAGGGGTTGGTTTTTCAGTAGAGAGACAGTACATCAATGCACTGCCACAGGTAGCAGATGAGTTTCACAGTAGCGATTCAGTTATTGTTGTAAGGGACAGCAAGATTGGATGGGCAAAGGCTTTAAAAGAACTGGTCAGTCTGTTATATGCAGGGCAGATTCCAACATGGGATGTGTCCAAGATCAGGCCTGCGGGGGCTAGGCTCAAGACATTCGGGGGCAGGGCATCAGGCCCAGAGCCACTGGATAAGTTGTTTAAGCATTTTGTTGCCGTGTTTAAAGGGGCATCAGGCAGGAAACTAAACTCCATAGAGTGTCACGATCTGGTGTGCTTTATCGGTGAGTCAGTGGTAGTAGGTGGTGTGCGTAGGTCAGCCACTATCTCGCTATCCAATCTGACTGATGATCGTATGCGTCATGCCAAGTCTGGTCAGTGGTGGGCTGAGAATCCACAGAGGGCCTTGGCTAATAACAGCGTGTGCTACACGGAGAAGCCTGACATGGGCGTGTTCCTGCGTGAGTGGACTGCCCTGTATGAGAGTCGTAGTGGAGAGCGTGGCATCTTCAATCGTGAAGCCGCAAAACATATGGTTCCAGAGCGCAGAGACAGTGAGCATGACTTCGGTTGTAACCCATGCTCTGAGATTATCCTCAGACCAAAGCAGTTCTGCAATCTATCGGAGGCTGTATGCAGAGAGAGCGACACACTTGCTGACATCAGGAACAAGGTAGAGATCGCCACTATCATTGGCACTCTACAGTCCACGTTAACTGACTTCAGGTATCTGTCTCCTGCATGGAAGCGCAACACTGAAGAGGAGAGACTGCTTGGCGTTAGCCTGACAGGGATCATGGATTGTCCCGCTATTATGAATGCCAGTGCAGATGATCTGGAATCTCTCAAGGCTCATGCTGTAAGTGTCAACAAGAAGTGGGCCAAGAAACTTGGAATACCAGAGAGTACCGCCATCACTTGTGTCAAGCCGTCAGGTACGGTCAGTCAACTTGTGGACAGTGCATCAGGGATACACCCTCGTTACAATTCACACTTGATTCGCAGGGTTCGCAACGACAAGAAAGACCCTCTATCACAGGCCCTGATTGACTGTAAAGTCCCATACCACACTGACCCTTACAACGCAGAGGCTTGGGTATTTGAGTTCCCTCAGAAGTCTCCTAAGAAGTCTCTCACTAGACATGACCTGTCAGCCTTAGAGCATCTTGAGATATGGAAGAGATTCACTGTACACTGGTGCGAACATAAACCGTCAGTCACTATCTACGTTAAGGAGCATGAGTGGATGGAGGTAGGCGCATGGGTTTGGAAAAACTTTGACATCGTATCTGGTGTTTCATTCTTGCCTAGCGCAGACGAGGCTCACTCGTATGAGTCTGCTCCCTATGAGGACTGTGATGAAACAGAGTACAAAGAGAGAGCCAAGCAGATACCAAAGGAGATTGACTGGGACTTGATCCTTGAAGAGGAGGACGTTACCACTAGCAGTCAGGAGTTTGCCTGCACAGGAGGTGCTTGTGAACTATGATTGGCCCCTACAAGAGAGCGACATAACTGAGAGCCTGTGTACCAAGTGCGCTTTATGTTGCGAGATTGAAATCAATCCTAGTTGGAAAGACCCAAGGCAGATGCAGTGGTTACATGCAATAGTAGAGAAGCATGGACACATTGAAGCAACAAAGACTGGCATCAAGATTAGATGCTCCCACTTATTAGTAGACAACAAGTGTGGAATCTATGAAGAACGTCCTCAACTATGTAGCGACTTTAACTGTGTCTCATGGGCCAAGGTCAGTAACAACAGGGAGCAGTACAACAAGGTATTAAATATATTTAATTCAGAAAGGGTCAAAGATGCAAAAGCAAACTTATATGGTGGAAGATGGGGGAAGCACTAAATGAACTTGCTAATAATTCCTGATGCACATGCCAACCCAGACTATGACAATGAAAGGTTTACCCATCTGGGTAAGTTCATTGTGGCTCACAAGCCAGAGTACATAGTATGTCTGGGTGACTTTGCTGACATGCCATCACTATCTTCATACGACAAGGGAACCAAAGGCTTTGAAGGCAAACGCTATAAGAAAGATATAAATAGTTGTATTGAAGCCCAAGAGAAACTTATGGAACCGTTGAGGGCGTACAACGCCCAGAAGAGAAAGAACAAAGAAAAGCAGTACAAACCTAAGATGCATATGTGTCTTGGAAACCATGAAGACAGAATCAACAGGGCGACTAACTCTGCTCCTGAGTTACATGGCACAATTGATATTAGTGATTTACATTACGAGAAGAATGGGTGGAAGGTTACACCATTCAAGTCAGTGCTGACTTTGGCAGGCATATCCTTCAGCCACTACTTTACCTCTGGCATATCTGGAAGGCCCATCAGTAGTGTCCACCTTGGCTTCACACTGGTTTCCAAACTGCATTGTAGTGCGGTACAGGGTCACACCCATTTGTACAACCACGCTGAACAGACGAGGCCTGACGGCCAGAAAATATTCGGCCTTAGTGCCGGATGCTATAGTCACCCCAAGTACTCTGAGAACTGGTGCAGAGACACTGAGCATCAGTGGTGGAGAGGAGTGATTATGTTAAACCAACTAGATGGTGAGGGTTACTACGACGAGATAGTTGCCGTTACTCAGCGGAAACTGTTGAGGGAATATCAGTAATGGACATCACGCAACCGATGGGGAAGGCAGTGATACCAAAGTAATTGTCCTCCACATCCTTGGTGTTGGCAATCTTCAACACCTTTGAGTCTTTAACGATGAGGTATCCGACAGTCCAAAAGGTTTGCGGCTCTATCTCATCTTCTTTTTCCCACCCTGCTGACCCAAGAATGTCTAACCATTCTACGCAAACCAATCTCATAGCGTCCTCTCTATGCCAGATGTCTTCTTATTAAACTCTGCTTTCTCTTCTCTTGCCTCGTCAATCCTTCTAGTAAATTCGTTGACCTTTCTCTTCCTCTGCTTTGGTGTGAGACTTCTGTTCTTTCTGGTAGAAGTTCTGTCTGCCTTCAATCCTCTTATCTCAGAATTGTATATCTTGTTCTGTGCTGAACGTGCATCAGGAGGTATGGCGTATGGATTAATGCCGACAGAAGAACCAATCAATTTGAAGGCGCTAGTCTTAACATCCCCATACCTGTTAGTTCTTCCCAACATAAAGTCAAACAACTTTCCTTCTATCTCTGTAGGATCAAGCCTAAACATCGCCTCACCTATAGAAGATACAGATACTAGGCCATTACGAGTTAGCAGAGGAGGCATCATCATTGAGTTTATGTAACTCATTTTATCGAAAATTCTATCAGATAATGGATCGTTCTCTTTGACAATATCGTAACCACTCCAAGGGTCTTTGTTGGTTGTGATTGCCGCCATCAGTTGCCAACCGGGGCCTATGACCCCACCCTC